ATTTACCAGCTCCTGCTCCTCCAGATGAAATAAATAAAGGAGTTGTATCCTTATTCACAAAATCTTCGTATTGTTGATTTAATTCACCAATCTTATTAGTAGGAGTAAGATATCCCGCTAATTGTCTTTGTTGAAAATCCTTTACAGCATCATATTGCTGTCTTCCAACCAAAGTATCAAAATTAAATGATTTTTGAACAATAGGATTCCTCTTGTCTAGCCAGCCTACATCACCGCCCTTAAATTTATCCATAAAAGAATCCATATCGAATCCCTTAAGATCGATATCATAATCTTCAGCTTCCTCTGGATTATTAATTTCATTTGCATATTTAAGAGCATCTTGTTTCTGTTTCTCTCTATCCCAAAGATCCTTTAAAGTACCATTAAAATCTAACTTATCTTCCTTTATTCCACGACTAGACGCTTCCTGAAAGGCTAAATGTCTATCTAAAGCATTAGCCTTATTATTATTAATAAATTTTATAAGATCGTCATCTGACATCTTAGAATATTTTCTCCTTTCTTCAGATGTAGATACACGAATTGGACGACCATTTATTTTTTTAAATCTAGAATCAGGAACTGAAATTTTAACTTCTGGACCATTAGAATATTTAATCTTTGATTCAGGAGCCTTTATATATCCATTAGGTAAATCCTCTGATTTTACCTTATCTTTATCATAATCTTCTCTCTTCTTAAGAACATTAAAAATTAATTGTCTTAAATCTTTTGAGTTATTCTTATCATTAACTGCATTAACTAGATTATCTGTTTTAGTTTCATTAGCATATTTTACAACTTCATCTGGGGTAAAATCAGATAATTGTTTAGATCCTTCATCTTCAGATTTTTTATTCTCTGCTATATTAACATTCTCTTTTGTCTTATTTTCACCCTTCTTCTTTCTCCATAAAGGCTTACCACTAGAATTAAGAGAAGCAACATAATAAGTCACTCCTTGGTATACTTTTTCGTCTCCTACATTATGCGCTTTTTGTATAATATCTTTCATATTTATATAAAAATTTTTATTATATAAATAATAATTGAATATTAAGTTTTCCAATTAATAGGAAGATTAATTTTATAAAATCCTTCCATTATTTCCTTCGTTATTCTAATTACATTATCAGAATCCTTTCCTACTTCTAATTCTTTAGTAATATCCTTTTTATTTAACTTACATAATTTAATTATATCGAGAGCATTCTTTTTTGCATTAAAAAGTTCCCTGACTATTTCAAAATTATGTTTTGTATCTTTAAAAAATTTAGCAGAAGACATATTAAAAGCATCTTTTAGCTTATCTGCAAATTGTCTAGGAGTAGAATCCCATGGTATAATAATGGCTCTAATGTTCTCAAATAGTGGATCATATAAATTTCCCTTCGATTCAGGAGTTAACCCTCTATAATCTCTTAAAACAGGATATGCACCTTCTAACATAGCCTCAATTATAAATCCGTTTATATGCGTTCTGCAATATTTACTATAATGTCTTGACCAAGATGGGTCTATTGCAAACTTTGTATTCTTCAGTTTTTCTCTTACATCGTGTCCAGACATTTGACCAGAATACTCCATATTATAATTAATCGCTCTATTCCATAAGGATATCTTTTGGTCTAAATCATTAGGTAAATCAGGATCTCTTTTTTTATTACAAATATATTCTTTCTTAATCTTAGAAGAAGATGTCATATAATTATATTCCATCCCTGTTCCTGCGATTTCAATTGAATATTCTTTATTCAAATAAGGAATGGCGGCTATTAATTCTTCCATATGCTTCATTGTCTTAAACATATGAGCTGCGAAGAAATCTTGATTTCTATTTTTAATCATACGTATTGGCATCCTAGCATTATCCGAAATATATCTTGGATTCAAAAGTAAGGCTCTTGGTATTCCTATTTCATTACAACAATGATATGCTGCAAGATGAGCACATGCTAAAAAATGTATCTTATCCTTTAATGCAGATATATTACTTGCCCTAACATTGAAATAAGCGTCATGAACTATGAATACCTGTTTTATATTATTTGGTAAATCAAAGAATTTCCACCAAAAATCAAACTGAATACCTCTCTTCGTCCATATTGAATTTTTAGTAGGCATAAAATTCCATAATATTATATCGAATTTATTAGCTATATTTCTCCAATGTTCTAAAGAGTCATCTTCATATACCCCTATACGATTGCTAGGAGGAAGAAAAAAGCCATAATAATTATTGCGCCAATATCCCGTAGCTTCGTCTTTTTCATAACCTCCTGATTGAGAATTAAAGTTAATTCTTTTATTATAATCTCCAGATTCTAATTCCTTAATCCTTTTATCATAAAACTTTTGACTAACAGACGAAGGATTCATTTGTACGACATCTACTTCATTTCCCAACTCTTTAAAGGCTTTAAGCATAGAAGACATATATTCTACTATCCCGCCATATTTTTGTATCTTAAAATCTGCAAATAGTATTTTCATAATTAAAACGGCAATATATCATCTTTCTTAAGATATATTTCTTCAGGAAGATTCTTCTTTATATAATTTTGTTCATAAAATAAAAACCCTGATTGACTTCTGTAGAACTTTGAAGCTAACTTCCATTTTATCTCACAAAATGATTCTACAGGAGTTGAACTGATTAATTTATACTCTTTTAGTTGTTTTTCAACCTGAGATTGAGCTCTTTTCTTATAAGACTCTGTAAAATCTCTATAATAACAAAGACTAGAGATACAATTACTAACAATATCTCTAACAAAAAGATGAAAAGGATGACCAATTCCCCAAGGAACTAAAACAGAATATTCTTCAAATTTGTTCTTTTTAAAATAATCTTCTAAATAAGCTCTCAAAGATTCTGTTATCTCATTAACTGTCTGTTTGCCAAAATAATCTATAAGATATTTATAAGAATTTTCTATATTAACTTCTTTATATAATTTCTTATAACCATAATAGCTATCATCCTTAAATTCAACGTTTAAATGTTGAAGTGGAATATTAAGAAATGAATATAATTTTTCATCTTCTTTAATCCTTCTTTCATCATTTTCTACAGTCAATATATTAACATCATATTCAGGAGAAAATAAAATGTGCGCACAATCAAAAAGAGCATCATCTGAATGTGGTTGAATAATTAATACTTTTTTAGACATTACTAATAATTTTACGATTTTAACTTTATTCCCAATCTCTTTTTACTATGGTAGTCAATCCTTTAGGATTATAAGCAGATTTGAATATCCTTATAACATCTTTTGTTATTTTAGGCATCTTATCCTTATCTTTTCCGCTTGGATCTGGAATTAATCCTGCTCTGATAGGAGGACAACTGCATCCTAGGCAAGGAGAAATTGTACGACTTTTGTTAAAAAGCATTATTCTTGCTGCTTGAAATCTCTCATGATTCCATATTTCTTTTAAGGTTATTTTATTCAAAACATTTTCAATAAAATATTGTCCTCTAAAATCATCACAACATAAAGCGACACTTCCATCCCATCTAATAAAGAATTCTCGAAAAGGTTTAACACACGTTATATCTTTTCGTCTATAATCTAAAGGAGAAGCAGCTCCACAATGATTAGACAAAGATCTTAAAATTGCCTTATTCCCCTTTATATCCATAGGATATAATGCTATTCTAAGTTCTTTTTGACGATAAGTAAATCCTTCATTGTCTTGTCCTATTATCTTTATGTTTGTCTTTCTCTTTATGTCTGATACAACCGTCCAATCTCCGTTATTACTATAAACATCGAAAATTAAATCATTAAGTCCTATAGATTCTTCTTTATCTAGAAAATCATTTATCTCAAAAATTCCATTTCTAAAGCCAGCGCCATTGGTTATTATATTGAATCTATTTTTAGGCAATTTATTTCTAAAAATCTTCATTATCTCTATGAGATTTTTATTTAATGTTGGTTCACCGTGTCCACAAAATGTTATCGGACACGTCCAATTTTCATCTGCTATTTTCTGTGCTATTGTCTTAGCATTCTCTAATGAAAGAAATTTCCAAGGTTTTGTTCCATTTTTTCTTATTCCCCTCAAACCACAAAAAGAACAACCTAAATTACAACCTTCAGTAGGCTCTATTTCTATAAAAAATGGAGGATGCTGAATATAACCATTCATTAAATCCATAATAAACTAATTTTTATAATAAAACTATGCTATTTCATATTATCTATATAATTACTAAATGGTTTAATTTTCCTCTTACTACTCTTCATCCATTTATCAAATATATCCTTACTAGTACTAGTAATTTTTCCCATTTTCCATCCCTTACTGTAATTTGATAAATAAGCCTTCTTTGCATCTGATTTGTTATCAAAGCCATACATTATCTTATGTTCATCGAAATTACCATCCTTATCAACTTGATCTACTACGTAAATATCTCCATTAAACTTATCTAAGTCTTTTTTATCATTTATAAAAACGTCTATATGATCTTTATCTCTTCCTAAAGTCTTAAGAAAATATCCATAGGTATTATTCATCTTAATACTCCACTTATTACCATCGCCGTCCTTACCACTCCTGATACTTCCTTTAGGATTTTCTATAACCATTTCATAACCACCAAACTTAATATGTCCCTTTTTATAATTTCCAGCAGTTTTAGTGCCTTCTGAAGGATTGGTATCCGTTTCCTTCTTTGCTTGAACTAAATCTGTTTTGAATCCTTTTAGAATATTATTTTCTACAAAAATTCTATGTTCTAAAATGTCATTTCTCATAATAAAATTTAATCAAAATGTGTAATTAATTTAATTTTATTCTTATCAACATCAACTCCCTTCTTCTTCAACATCATATAAACAGATACGGCTCCGCGCTCATTAGAACAAAAAGGTTCTCTTTCTCCACGATAGTTTCTGGTATAACCTGATGTTCTATCATAATCATCGAAATCTTTTTTACTTATAACAGTCTTTCGATCAGGAGGATTATCACCATAAGCCTTATCTGTTGCATATACAGATAATTTTCTTGTGTCTATATCATAATCAAAATCAGATACATTACCAAATATTTTATATCCTTCGGAATATCCGTCGGAATCTTCTCTGTCCCCCAAATCATTCATTTCCTTTTGTGCTTCAGATACTTTCTTTTTGATATCTTCTCTTCTAGTTATATAATTTTTATAACTTTCTTTAGATTTATCTTTATTAGTTTTCTTCTCTTTTGATTCATCTTTAGGAGAATTATTTTTTAACATCTTCTTCTCCTCTTTAGATTTATCTTCTTCTTTATTGGTTTTTACATTAACATTGGAAGAACCTGATACTTGTCCTTTCTTTTTCTTCCATAAAGGTACATGTTTAGAATTAAATCCCGACACATAATAGGTTATTCCTTGATACATTTTTTCGTCACCTATATTATGAGCCTTTTGTAATTCATCTAAAGAGTTATCATTAGATTCTAAAATACTTTTTTTAATATTCCAGTTAATATGTCTTTTTTCACATATTCGTCTTGCAGCAAGTGTGCTTTCATTGTCTTCATTCCCATTTGCTGTATTAATTAATTCTTTTACACGGTCAACAGGTTGTTCTACATATATAGCCTTATATTCTGCTATTTTTTTTGCCCTAATTTTGTAATATTTTTGCGCACGTTCTTCTTGGAACTTCAACCACTGTTTTTGCGCACGAGCGGTTTTCATGCGACCTTTTTGTGCGGCAACATCATATCCAAATGGGGAGCTATATTCTCCCAAATATTCATTTAATGTCATATTGTTATTTAGAGGAGTTGGTATATTAAGTGAATTCTTCTTATTTCCTTTAGAATTATCCTTAATGTCATCTTTTCCCTCTTTAGTTTCCTTAACTTCTTCTTTCTTTTTAATATTAGAATTTAAAGAACCAGATGTTTGTCCCTTCTTCTTTCTCCACAAAGGTATGTTTTTAGAATTAAAACCAGAAACATAATAGGTTACTCCTTGATATACTTTTTCATCTCCTATGTTATGTGCCTTTTCTATATCTATGTCTAAAGACTTATCATCAGATTCTAAACTTGAATCTATAGCTTTATTAATACCATTAGATTCTACTCCAAAAGATTTATTAATTCTTTCGGTAACTAATTTTTCGTGTTCTAAAATATTATTCTTCATAACATAATTATATTTAATTTTCTACAGTAAAGGTACTAACTTTTTATCAATAGACAAAAAATTTTCCAATAAATTATTGGTTTATCGTCAATATTTAACCTTTCTTTACTTTTATATTTAATTTTACATTCTTTAATTTATCATTTGTTGGTATATATTTCTTAGAAATAGTAAAACTATGAGTATCTGGATCCCAATCAAAATTCTTAGGAAGTAAATTTATTGTACATCTACAATATGGATGAACTGGAGATACTGTAGGCTTATAATCAGCAACCTTCCTTCCTATATTATTACCATTCTTTAATATATCTTTCAATTTAAAAATCTTTGGTTCCGAATTATCGTCATCAGGATTCTTTAAATATAAATTCTTACAAATTTGACAAGCACCAGGATAAACATCAAAATAAACCTTTGCATATTCTCCATATTTCTTAAATATAGATTCTGCTCTTCCATAATTATATGCTTCATGAAGAACATAATAAGATATTCTTAACCAATCTCTTTCCCAATCTTCCGTTGCATGTCCTATTTCGCTTGCTAATTTAGTTGAATATTGCCTTAGTTCAACCGCCTTTATTGATTTATTTTTAACAACCTCTCTTATTCTGTTTTGTTGCTCTTGATTTGCCTTAATTATAATATTAGTAGTCCCAGCAGCTATTCGGTTCCCTAATCCTGATATATCTGTATAAGCTCTATTTTTTACCTGATCTAGTGCTAACTCTTCTTCATCTGTTAAGGGAACATATTGTCCATTCTTTAGAAAATTTTTAAATTCTTTAAAATCCATTGATTTAGCACGCTTATCTCCTAAAGCATCGGCTAATATACCGAACATAAAGGCATAATCTATTATACCCTTGTTATTCTCTAATTTAGATACATCTACACCTGATAACTTCAATATATCTATTTCAGATTTAGTTAAATAGTTCAATCCTAATTGCTTAGCAATGAAAACTATTGAACTATTTTTCAATATATCTATTATCTCATGTATTTGTTTAAAATTAAAAATCATAATATGTTGCCCTTTGGACTATATAGAATATCTTTATTTAATTGACCTTTTACAGGTTTATCATGAATACCCTTCCAAACAGAATCTGGTATTCCTCTTGAAAAAGCGAAACATTTTTTATTTCCCGTATACCATTGACATATCTCGCAATTACTATTTAATTTTGGTAAAGTATCTATTTTCTTTTTCATCTTAATGGTTTTGTTTTACTAAAATATTTGTCAAAATACTTACTAATATAATCAGGAAGTTTCTTATCTTTATGAACATACGCAACAAAGCATTCTGCGAAAAACTCGTCAGGATTATAAGTAGAATATTCAGATATTATTTTTCCCCCTTCACAATAACGTTTGAATATCTTATCTCTTTCTTCATTTAAAGAATCCGCCATTTTATTATATTCATCCGTTCTTTCTTTTCTGTTTATAACGCCATATCCTATTGCTCCTGTACATTGTCCATTTAAAACATGACCTAATTCATGAATAACTAAATCTGCTGCTACTGAATCTTTACTGTGATAAGTCCAACATGGAAATTCCTTATATCTTTTTACTAAATTATATATACACAAATTATCATAATTTTTTTGATAATCTGGTAATTCTTTCCCAGGATTTTCTAGCGAAAATTCTTTAACTATCTTCTTTATTTCTTCATTAGCTTCTATTATTGCATCTCTTTGTCTTTCTTTATATTTAATATGAGTATTATTCCAATATTTAATTGGATCAAAAGGACAAAAAAACTTACTGTTTATCTCAATAATACTACCATTAGCACACATAGTTTTCTTATCATCTAAAGGCAATATTCTTATCTTAATAGGTTGAAAATTATATTTTTTCTTTATATAATACAAGGTGCCATAAATTAGCCTTAATGATTTTACATCAACAAGTACATTATCTGCATAAGGAGAATCGGTAATTTTATTATCATATGCCCATACTGAGAATCCCGCCGTATACTTTAATGTATTTAATTTTTCAATTTCAGGAGAAGACATTATCTTATCTATATCATTATTACTTTCAATCTTCTTTTTCTTCTTATCTTTCTTTCTCCACAAAGGTATATGTTTAGAATTAAAACCAGAAACATAATAGGTTACTCCTTGGTATACTTTTTCGTCTCCTATGTTATGAGCTTTTTCTATATCTATGTCTAAAGACTTATCTATGTTATTAACTTTCTTAATAGCATTAGCAGTTTCTTTTGCAATATATTTTAAAACATTATCAACTGCTAGGGATAAATTTTTATTCCATTCATCTATAAATTCATTTTCATAATCTGTAACCACCTTATATGGAGATGGAATGAAATGTTTATTTTTTTTCGTCATAATCAAGAATTAGTTGCAGAAGATTCAACAGTCACCTTTAAGATTATATGTTGCCAATCGCCTACTGAAACTATAGACTTTATCAAATTAACATTAACTATATTTATATAGCCCATAGGGATATAAACAATATTTTGATCTGTTTGATAATGATAAATATCTAATTGTATACTGCATTTAAAATATCTTCTTCCTAAACCATATAAATTATCATAAGTAGATTTAGGAATTTGAAATATAAATTGAATATTTATCGCTCCACTTTGATAATGAATTAATGAATTTGCATTGCTATATGTATTCGTTATATTAGATATAACTGGGATAACTGGGATAAAAGATAATATTCTAGGATATTCTGGATTAGAAGTCTGATACAATCTATAAAGACTATATGGATATGTAGTATCAGTATTAAAGAAATCATTACTTGCTCCTTGAGTAGCAATTCCTCCGAAAGCACTACCTGTAAAATCAAATGTAGTAGTTAAATCTATTCTAAATATATCAGTAGGAAAGATTCCTGCTTGAACAATGTGTTTTTGTTCAATTATATTATCCTTAATTTGATCTGAATCTATATTGTTGACTAAATATGATAATTTAGACAAAGACGTTAATATAGAATCGTCCTTTGTAATAGCAGTAGGCTTTTCTGTTAAAATAGGAAAATTTGTTAAAGATGTCTTTATTCCATCTCCACTATCATGATTATTAACTCTATATTGAATCTTTCCAAAGGCGGTCTCTACTGTATCATTACTATTAACTTGAAGAGCAGATGTAGCATTAGAATAATTTGAAGATATCTTTATTCCTGTTGCATATTTTAAAAGATTAATATATTTTTGAATATTCAATAATATTTTAGAAAGTAAATCTCCTTTTTTAAGATCTCCTGGAGTTCCTGACACATCTGGATCATCAGGATATTGTTTAGAATAGATAGCAACGTCTGTCGTAGCTTCATTTAAATTATTTTGAGCGGTATTTATAATATTCTGGTTAGCTTCTCCTACATTGTTAATATTTGTATTAATACCTTGTATTGTTGTATCAAATAAATTTTTTGATACAATTCCTCCTACTTTGTCAAGAATATTAGATATTGCGTTACTAAAATTAAAAAATATACCATTATTCCATGATAAAGAATTTCCCGTAACAGAAGATATTAATTTACTTATCTTAAATTTAGCTAAATTCCAGATAGAGTTATTATTTTTTTCACCAAGTAAATAATCAGAAGAAGAAGGGTCAGAATCTGTAAAAGAAAATAATAATTTATTCGTCGTTGTATCGAAAACTCCTTTTAATCCATCAATCAACAAATTATTAGAAGACACATGATATTCCTTCCCGCTACCTAGATCATCAATAATAATATTACCATTATTATCAGTATATTCCACCTTTGTAGAAGATATAGCTAATGCTAGAACATTAGATTTATCCGTCAATTTATACATTTTGCCAACAGATAAACCATTAGCTGCAGCAGTATTAGATAAATCTGAATAAGTAATAGCGGTAACAACTTTAGGATTAAGAGCAACCCAAGCAGCTGCTGATGTATCATATATCTTATGAATCTGTTCTGAAGTATTAGTATCATACCATATCAGAACATTATTGGTAGGAGCAGTAGATCCTATATATACGCCAACGACCTGACCTAAATTTTTTGAAGTAGACATATTTCTTTATTTAATAATATTATTACTTTCTTCTTTATTTAAATATTTTGTAAAAGCCTTTGCAAAAATATCATTGTTCCCCTTTTCTTCATCGCTATTATCTTCTTCTGAAGAATATTTATCAAAAGGATTCTCATCTTCATTATTATCCTCTTCATCTCCGTTATCTTCTTCATTATTATCCTCTTCGTTCCCTGATTGTTGAGACATTTGTTGCATCTGCTCTTGTTGCTTTTCAGCATTATAAGATTGAAAATAAATAGAGTTCTCTATTAAATCTCCAATATCTCCATCTATTTTTGGCAAATTATATTTTTGTCTAACTTCATTTATCGTCATAAATGAGCTTAATCTCTTAACATCCATTTCGAGTTCTTTGTCTATGGTCATACCATTCAATCCCATAAACACGAATTCATAATCTGGATCTATTGCCTCAACAATATACTTATTTATTTTTCTTTGAATAAACTTTAAAATAGGATAAAGTCCCTTATCCTTTGAATTCTGAAGTTTTTCAGCCTGATTGCCTTCAAATAATCCACTCCCATTGGCTCCTTTACTTATATCCCATCCTATCTCTGATGGATCAATGGAATAAATAGCGCAAGCAATTTTTATAAGATACTCTTGCCAATTAGAGAACTCCATATCTCTATTTGTCTTTTGCAAGTCTACCCAATCTACATCTGCATCTACCACTGGAGTCTTCCATGATTGCATAACCCCAGTTATCATTGCTTGCCACTGTTGCTTAAATTGTTGAAGAGCCTTTTCACTTACATTTCCCTTTATCTTCAACATTCCTTTAGGAGCGGATCCTTGGCTAAAGAATCTTCTATTATATTCATCGGACCACAATAAACTAGTAACAACATTAATAAGTTGCTCTAATTCTGAACAACCATAACCATTATTAATTATAGAAGTGCTCGGATTCCGAATACCAAAACATAGTTCCCAAGGATAAAATTCATTAACAACGGCTCCTTGATAAACCTGAACATATTGAGGAGTATAGCCATTAATCTCTTTAGAAAGATCGACCGTTTAATCTTGATTTGCCCAAATGT